GTCGTGGAAGTACTCCCATACCCCATGATGCAGCCCATGTTCGTAGGTGCCGCGCGCTCTAAGCTTCCCGTTATGATGCCAACTTTCCCCCACGCCACTTAGCGGCTCCGAGATTATTCCTTGCTCCCGTAGCCAGTACTGATTACACACTACGATTTTGTGTAAGGCCTCGAAGTCCTCGGAGGCAAAAAACTCTTTCGCTTTATTCAAGTTGCCTTCACAAGCCTTACGAGCCTCTGCTTGCTCTATGATCTCTAAATATTGTTCTCTAGTGTACATAGTTACAAAGGGTAAATAGAATAGTTAAAATTGTTATCATTAAAACTGCATGATGAAACAAAAGACAAAACAGCAGACTGTTTGTAAGAGTATAAAATACGATTGTCTTTTAGTAAAATAAAGTCTATGTCTTTTTTGATGTCCTCATAAAGCCTCTTAAAGCCTTTGTCTACTTCTATAAATCCAGCGATTGTTTTTATAGAATACAAAACCGTTGCATGGTTTTGAGATCTTCCAAAAAACAAATTAGGCAAATTTATTAATGTAACATCTTTTTTGTCGTACGTAACTCGGTACAAATAGAAGCAAACTTGTCGCGCCCTTGCTATGTTCTCTCGTCTACTCAAAGAACAAATAGTTTGCTTTGTTAACTTAAAGTGATTACACACAACATTTATTATAACATCTTCTAGTTTCATAACTCTAAACTTTTATTATTGTTTATTAACCAATCGAAAACATATTTTAACGCAGCCGCCTTAGCTCTTTGTTTTTGTGACAACTCTATGCCTCTTAAAAAATCATGAATCTTTGACTTTGGAATAGCCCGAATATCTTTATTAACAAAACTTTCTTGCCAAATTTTACACTTTAGATCGGAATTAAGGCGGTATCCATTCTTTTCCAAGTATTCATACATAGCTGAATGGTAGTACTCTTTATCAACGTCTAATTGCCTATTTTCGCGGTATTCAGAAAAGGTATCAAATAGGTCTTTTTTGAATTGCTCCTTTAGTTCTATTTTTTTTGCCTCAGTAATTTCTCGCTCTTTCTTCTGTTCTTCTAAATTAAGCTTATATAGAGCTTCTCTTTTCACAATGTCACGCCACGCCCAGATAGCCTTACAGAGGTTATGGACAGAAACATGTAGGCCGTCCTCGTAAATCTTGCCTACAGCCCAGTCGCGACAAGCTTTTTTTATTTCCTCGACAGTAAAGGTAGGAAAAGAGCTCTTTAGTTCGTCGGTAAACTCGGTGGTAATTTTGCCTTGCTCATCCTCTGTCATTTTCTTTTCGCCTTTTATTATTAAGCAATCCTTAATAATAGTAGCTACTCGGAAGTACAAGTCTTTGTGCGAGTAGTCTTTTATCTTTATTCCACTGCCGGCCTCTATGGCGGCGACTTCATCTACAGAAAGATTTCGGAGTGAAATTTGATTTTGAGAAACAGGCAGGTTATTCATATCACAAATTTTTATAATAGTCGTAGCCTTTTTCTTGTATGTTTCTTGTCTTTATTTCAGATCTACTCTGTATGCTCTTTTTTAGATCTGAAATGTAATCATTTAGATGTGCATAAATAAACGTTAAGCTGTATTGCTGTCGAAACTTGTCTATCTTGTCCCAGTTCTTTAGTATATACTGCATGCAAAACAGGGATTGCTCCTCTGTATTTTTTTCACCGGTAGAAGTGTTTGTGAGCGATAAAAAATACTTTCGTATATTTTTAAGCGCTACAGCATCACGCACCAAGAAAACGGGGGGAAACCCCGTTTTTTGTTGCACAAAATCAAACCAGCAATCTACCCAGTTTTGCCAGTATGGATCAGTTTTGTTTTTTTTCATATCCGCTCTTTGCTCGATTTACAAATATAAGAATTTAAAAATTCTCTACAATCAATAACTTTAGTCTTAATTGTTTTTATGTGATCTTCTGTAGTTTCAACCTTATGGCAAAAGTGCCTTTCAGTAAACGGAATCTCTACAAAATTGTCTAAAATACTTTTCGCATCTTCGATCGTATTTAGGTATGATAACGTGTACCCATAACGCTCTATGTATTCTACAAATGTCTCTCGATCGAATGTGTGATTTGAAATTATAGACAACGCTACAGCGTCCGGAAGTCTACTAACCGGATATTTGTATGCCTCTTTTTTAAGCTCTCCTATTACGATGTCAAATGGGGTGTTGTTTAAGCAGAAGTCTACGTACGCAACCCTGGACCCTGTAAGCCAGTTATAGCCGTGCATTTGCCATTCATAATCGCTGTCCAACTTTTTTTTAGAGTGCGTGAATGTGAAAAGATCCCAGCTGCTTTTTGTGTCTCTTATTAACTCTGCACAGTATACATCTTTTCCCAAAAACATATCCGGGGTTCCGGATATGTAAGAATTTTGTAACTCTACTATGTTCTTTGAATAAAACGTTTTAGCAATACGAGACACAATAGTTATAGAGTCCTCTTCTGTAGCCAAACCCTTCTCTATAGCTTTGTTGCTTATAGAATTTGTTCTATTATATTTCTTAGACACATACGCGTCTATTGCCGCCACCTTCGCTGTTTCAGAAATTTTCTCCGACTTGTTTTTTGGAGGTGTAACTATTTTGCCAATCGAGCTACACCGGAATAATAAATTATTTACCATTCCTTATTTCCTCCTTTCTTGAGGCGAACAGTTCTATATCGAAATCAGGGACGCTGTTTGCTAAAGTGTCAACGTCTTCTGCTGTCTTGCAGTCGCTAAGCATTAATAATACCCTTTCTCTCTCTTTGTCGACAACTTCCTTAGTCTGATCTACATAGTCGATGTCTAACGAGTCAGCGTTATTAATAACCGCCTGATCTGTTGTGATAGCCGTTTGCAGATCAACTGAAAGAGGACCAAACTTAACAAGTAGTAATTTAAGAACTGTTTTTTTTGCCATAGAATCAAAGTCATCTTTCCATAGCCCATACCCCTTTTTAAACGACTGTGAATACTTTAAACCGTGCGACTGTATATTTTCTACCGACATGTAGTTACACTTGTAGAATCCGTTATTAAGCTCAAAATACGCAACGTATCCAATTGTCTTAATATCGTTCCTTTCTGCATCCGAGTTTATCCAGGCGAAATCAATTGTGCCGGTTAGTCGATTAAAAGATTTTATTTCCCCCTCCTTTACGTCTGTTACATTTATTGTCTTATACTGCCTAGATCGTTGCGCAAGCTGTATGTAGCCCTTGTATCCGATTTGAAACTGCGCCTTGTTTTTGTAAGGCACAATGTAAGCAAATCCAAGATTAGAATTTAGCGGCAAGTCAAGCGTTGCGGCAACTGCTGCTGCCTGATAGACAGATGTTGGATCAGCGGTTTTTAGTAAGTCGTTTTGTGATACGATTTGCAAAACAGAAGTGATAAAAGCAGTAGATTTTTTCCCTAGCAAATCTTTAAATTTAGTCGAAACGTCTTCGCGCTCGAATAGAGTTTTTATTTCTTTCATATTACTTTTTTGATTAATAAGTTACTATTATTGCCTATCTATATTGAAGAATCTTTACTTTTTATTCTCAAGGTACAATTTGTCGGCGAATTTCTCTAGGTCTTTTCTGAACCACCGAGCCGCAAGAGGCTTTAGAAGCCGGTGCCACAACTTTGGTTTTTTTATAATTAACTTAAATACAAAAGCAAAATCTGAAATTACATATAAGGAACTACTACCGTAATCTCCTCCAGCATTATGGAATGATATAATAGATATATCACCAACAATATCTCTGCATGTTTCTTTTATTTCTATTTTAAAATACTCGACACCTTTTTTTCCTAAGAATTTACTGTGTACCGTAAGTGTATCCCCATATATTTTTGCCGCTCTATTTTGTCTAAACAAAGTAGCGTGAGTACTCTCGTCTAGTAGCGCAATGGCTATATCGCGCCTACTTAGTTTGTGTTTAACTATTATTGTTATCTCCATAATTTATTTTTAGTTAAATGTTCTGTTTTAATTAGTTTTCCATCAAAATAGTGAAAGTTGTTTTTTAGATTCTACGGCTTGTCTAATATTCTTTTTAGCAAGGGTATAGTATGATTCCTTTAGTTCAAAACCAATAGCTTTTCTTTCCATTTTAACTGCTTGGTAAACCTCTGAACCAATACCCATGAAAGGAGATAATACCGTATCTCCTTTGTTGCTGTAAAGGTGTATTAAACGCTCAATGGTAGGTAATTGAAGCGGACAAATATGCTTTTCGTCTTTATCGTCTCTCCCATCAGCAAAGTTCAACGTGTCTCCATAGTCGATATCATACCAAACAGGGGAGGCGTATTTCTGCCAAATGTCTACTGGAATATCTGTATTTGTTACCGGATCGATCCTTTCGCCATCTTTACGAAATATCAAAACATAATCCGGTATGCCTACACGACTCATCGTACTGTCCTTTTTTACCTGCTTATGAAGTAATCCAAGGGCCTTGGTCCGTTGCATTTCCACTACCGGATCCTTCCAAATGGTTACACGTGAATGGTAGATAAATCCAGCCTCTTGAAAAGCGGTAATAATCATTCCTGAAAAATCCCTTAGGCCTATGTATCCTTCTTTGCCTTTTTGAATAGGCAAGTCCATGCAATGTACAGCGCAATTTCTGCCCGATTTAATTACTCTATAAAGCTCAATGACAAGAAAATTAAAGGCCGTCAAGAACTCTTTATAAGTTTTTGAATTACCCATATCCTCAATATGATTTGAGTATGTGTAAAGCTCTGCAAATGGGGGGGAGAACACGGATAACCCTATTGAATTATCAGGGACTTGTTTAATCATTTCTACACAGTCACCACGGAAAACCTTATAATCTTCTGTAATTACTGGATCGTTATCAAAAACATTGTTTTCAGATTCCGTATTTACGTTTATTACTTGACTCATTTCGTTTTGCATTTCTTCGAATTGTCTCTGTTTATTATTAATACTTGTGATAACGTTAGTCATTGTGTCTGTTGTAATCAGATATATGTTTACCGGATGTTCTTGACCAAATCTGTATGACCTTCTGATAGCCTGATAAAGCCCTTCAAAACTAAAATCTAATGAAGCGAATACCTGATTATGGCAGTTCTGATAGTTAAGACCAAACTGAGCTATCTTTGTTTTTGTAATCAATACTCTAAATTCATTATTAGCAAATCCCAGAAGCTTTTCTTTTTTGTACTCTGGTGAATCACTCCCTTTTACTTCTACAGAATCCGGTATTAGCTTACGTAAATACTCCCCCTCCTCATTTTGTTTAATCCAGATAATAAAGTTTTCCGTACTATTATTTACGATATCAACTACCTCACTCATTCGCTCAACTTTCGTAAGTCGAAGTTCCTGATTGAAGTTAGTAGCACTTATTGCTATATCGTTGAATATACGGCCGTTATCGCGGTGCTCAGTCTTTATGTGCTTCTCAATAAATTGAAGTTCTGGCAACGCGTATCCGTCCATTTCAAACCCAATATCATGAGGCTTATTGAGCATCGTTGCCCATGTACCTACAAAACGGTAAAAGTCTTTTTTTGCGTGTCCCTTAATGCGCCATTTGCTTGTTTCTCCGCCATCGTGAACAAAGAACATTGCCAGCATTTCAGTACGTGACATTACATTTAAGAACTCCGCATGGTTGCAAAGCTCCATCGGGTCGTTTGGCGATGGCGTTGCGGTGCATGCAAGTTTGTACGGGGTAGATTGAAACTTTTCAATTATCAGGTTCTTAGTTGCACCTTCAAAGTTTTTCAGGATCGAACTTTCATCCAGTACAATTCCCGAGAACAATTCAACATCTATTTTTTCAAGCTGCTCATAGTTTGAAATAAATATTTCAGGCTCATGGCTATATGGGATATCTTCGAAGTCGTACTCGTAGATATCAATACCGAACTTTCCAGCCTCTTTGATCGTCTGACCGACTACGGCCAATGGTGCAAGTATCAAAACCGGTCGTTCTGTATACCATGATACTTGATGCGCCCATTCTAATTGCATGAAAGTTTTACCTAGTCCACAGTCGGCAAAGACTGCAAACTTACCAGCCTTTAAAGCCCGTGAAACAATATGCTTTTGAAATGGGAAAAGTTTATGATTAAGCCGCCATGAGCATTCAAAACCTGAATGCTCAAATGTTTTTTGTTTTGATTTTAAAAATTCCTCGTATGTCATAAATATTGATATTTGATTATTTTCCCATTAACGTACGTGCCGCGTGTGCTAGGCTTGCCGTTATCGTAGAACCACTCCCAGACCCCTTGCCGCTTACCTGACTCATACGCTCCACGCATCCAAGGGTGCCCGTTGTCAAATTTAAAAACGCCTCCAATACAGTCTTACCCCATGATTCTTCCAAGTTACGTAAGTGCCAAGTAATTTAAGCTTGCCGTTAGAGTAGAACCACTCCCAATCACCGTGCCGCTTACCATTAACGTACGTGCCGCGTGTGCTAGGCTTGCCGTTATCGTAGAACCACTCCCAGGCTCCATGATTATTTCCATCTACGTACGTGCCGTGAAAGCTAAGCTTGCCGTTGTCATGCCAGCTTTCACATTTCCCGCTTAGCGGCTCCGAGATTATTCCTTTCCCCCTTAGCCAATCCTGATTACCAACCACGATTCGGTGTAGAGCCTCGAAGTCCCCAGCCTCGAAAAACTCCTTAGCTTTTTGCAAGTTTCCCTCACAAGCATTACGAGCCTCAGCGCGCTTTATGATCTCTAAATATTTTTCTCTAGTGTACATTTTTGTTGTCTTTAAGAAATTGCTCTATTTTTACCACGACACTATTTCTTGGGAGTGCCGTGGAATCTCTTTCAAATAGAAATTGATTTAATGCTGACCTAGAGATCCCAAGATATTTTGCTAACCTAACTTTGCTGCCGCGGCCAAGCCCTTCTAACTCTTTGTTTACCCACGCAACCCACTTTATTCGTAACTTCGCTTTTTCTTCTATTAAGTTCATAAGTTAAAATGTTTCTGTTTTGATTAGCTTGCTGTACTCGTAGGTCTTACGTTCATAAATTAGCCCGTCGTGGAACCATTCCCAGACCCCGTGATGACGGCCATTA